CCGGGGATCCTAGGCTAATTGTTTGCGCAATTTGGCTGCAAAATGGGGCAGGCAAAGTCCAGACCCACTGTGCAGATCAAGGAGCAAAGCAGAGCTGAACTCATCCCGGACTCCACTTACATGGGTCCTTTAAACTGCAAATCATGCTGGCAAAGATTTGACAGCTTGGTCAAGTGTCATGACCACTATTTGTGCAGGCAGTGTCTAAATTTATTGCTGACTGTGTCAGACAGGTGTCCACTGTGCAAGCACACCCTACCCACAAAGATCAAAGTCTCCACTGCACCGAGCTCACCCCCACCATACGAAGAGTGAGCAGAGCCCCCACAGTCAACCCAGAGACAAGGGCACAACACACACACACACCCACAAAGCCAGACACACACGCACACACACACCACACACAACACAACCCCCCCCCCGGGGGGTCCCCCCGGGGGAGGCGCGGCGGGCCGCCCAGAGGGAGCTCAGTCTATCTCCTGTATGGTCGCCTGGGACAGCCAATCGTCGCAGGGTCTCCCTTTGAGCCTGAATCTGCCCAATGTGTTTTCGTACATAATTGTTTGTTTAAATTTGCTGTAACAGAGTCTATAATCCTTGAACAGAATCCAGTCCACAAGATTCTGCAAACCGGGGACAAGGGTCTCTCTACTCAACTCAAGAGAAGTCAGGACGGTGTGTATCTCAACATTTAACAAATGATCACCTGTTTTCAGCCTATGCTGCAACAATTTTCCTAGAATCATGGGTAAGTCCTGACAGCCTTCCAGCTCTCCAAGGAAAATCCTCATGTCCTTTGTTGACAGATCAATGTGGAGTTCCTGCACCACTGACTTACCCTCGAGTAGAGTCCCATTTCTTAAGGTTAGAGGAGTTGGCTCCCAGTCAGGTCCTATTCTTTCAAAATCGTAAGACCTGATTTCATTTAAAATTAGAGATGAGTTTAAGACTTCAACCTCAATAAACTCACCTAAAGCTTGAGGTAGTAGTACATAATCCTTCAGGACTTCCGAATTCACATCAAAAACTGAGTTCTGCCGCTTAAACACAGTATCTGATCGTAAAAGACTCAAACATTCATCAATCATCCTTTTATCAACTTCACCTTTATACATGTATCTACAAGACTCAAACCTCACCACACCTACTGCTACCGGCTCACACTCAATCTGAAATATTAGAGAGAATTTCCTTAGGTGCGTGGTGTTGTTCTGGTTGTGTGTAAACTCGACAATAATAGTGAGCCCCAATGGCGAACCCGACCCACTTAAGAGACCATCCCAGAACTGATTCAAACTATTGAGTTCACCAGAACTTAACAGGTGAGCCTTAGTGAAGAGGCTGGGATTGAAGAACACCTTCTCAAGTCTATATGAGAACCAACCAAACCCAAATTGTACATCTGTCTTGTACATTGGTCTTTCCTCATTTTTATTGATAACCTTTGTGACAAAAGACTGGAAAGGTCCCAATTCCTCTACTCCATCATCTGATGGCATCATGCTCTTGTGTGGAAACCAAGAGAAATTCCCAAGGGTGCTTGAAGTGATCACAAATTCTCTTACAAAAGACTCAAAATATATTTGTTTCAAAAAATTCTTACATATGTCTCTTGTACTAACAACCAGTTCATCTGTCAAGCTTGTGTCATGTCTTTCATGAGACTGCACCAAATCCGAGGATAAGACAGTGTAATGCTCATCTCTTTTCCACTTGACGACATGAGAAATCAACGACAGTGACTCGGAGTGAATATCAATTAGCACACATAAATCCAAGAACTTTATACGGGGGCTCCATCTCATGTTTTTTGAACTCTGGTCTGACATAAACGGCAACAATTGATCCTCATAAATTTTAGGGAACAGCCTTCGAACTGATTGGATCACATGATTCAAGTTGATTCTGTCCTCAAGTAGTCTTGTTCCTGAGGGCTTCCTAGCTACATAGTGATGTGGGCTAATCTGACTCACTAAGGTATCTTTGGAGGAGCTAGATTTCTCAACAGGCTCTGCAAGAACCCATACACCCAATTCAAATGAGTTGCTTAAAGAGACACAGATGTAGTCCCACATTAAAGGTCTCAAATAGTCTAAGTAATACTCTTTGTGGTCATAAGAGGACTTTGATCTGTTAAGCTCGTATAATATTATGCCAGACTTCTCATCATGGAGCTTTAGTATTCTATCATCTTGATTAAGATCATCAAGGATGCGCTTTATGTACAGATTCCCTCTGTTGCGATCTCTCACACATCTGCTACCCAGTGTTTTGCATAGGCCAATGAACCCAGAAGATATGCAGCTCTGAAATGCTGATTTTGTAATTGCCTCCGACAATAGCTTTTGAGCACCTCTAGTGAACTTGCTGCTCAATTTGCTTTGCAGTGTCTTAATTAAAGAGGGCACCCTCTCCTCCTGAAAGCTCATCGAGGAAGGGTAAACAACTTTCTGCCTTAGGACCATTCTCAAGGGAAATAATTCATTCAGATTTAACCAACAGATTTTCGTTAAATCTTCTAATCCCTCACTCATGTTGAGCATCTCCCCTATTTTAAGAATGGTGTCTGCCTTTTCCTTGCTGAAAAGGTCCACCAAAAATTCCTCACTAAACTCACCGGTTTTTAAGTTGTTGTGTAACCTTCGCACAAGTCTTCTAATCAATTTTGTTTCCTGAGGGCACAATCTTTCTATTAGCCTCTGCACTCTATACCCCCTTGACCCGTCTAACCAGTCTTTTACATCAGTTTCTGTATTTAGAAGAAATGGATCCAGTGGGAAGTTTGAGTACTCAAGCAGACTCAGTGTCCTTTTCTGAATATTGTTGACTAATTTGACTGGCACCCCGTTTGCCACGGCTTGATCAGCGATAGTGTCAATTGTTTCACAAAGTTGATGTGGCTCCTTACATTTCACATTGTGCAGTGCTGCAGCAACAAATTTGGTTAACAGTGGAACTTCCTCACCCCATACATAGAATCTTGATTTGAACTCAGCTGCAAATCTACCAACGACACTCTTGGGACTGACAAATTTATTCAATAGTTTACTCAGATACGAATGGAATTCTAAGAGGACTTGCACTTCTTCTGGATCCTCTTCAACCAGCTTGCTTATATTAAGATCAAATAAAGTTACCTGGTCATCACTTGATGTGTAAGACTCAGGCTGCTCCCCAAAGACGAGGCCTATGCAATAATTTATGAATCTCTCACTTATGAGACCATAAAAGTCAGATGCATTGTGTAGTATACCTTGGCCCATGTCAATCAAACTAGAAATGTGAGAAGGAACAATCCCTCGATCAAAGTAGGTGGCAAAGATTTCTTGTGTCACAGTTGTTTGAGTGCCTTTAAGAAGTCCAAGTCCCTCTTTTACATAAGATTTCATTAAAGCACTCACCACAGGATGCGGTACCTCTACAATCTTGTGCATGTGCCATGTAAGTAGTGTACTTATATGGTCCTTCCCATTTTTCACATATTGTTCCTCAGAGAGTTTTAGGTTTTGAAGGAGCATTAAGAACAAAAAGGGACACATCATAGGACCCCACTTACTGTGGTCCATGCTGTAGCTCAGGTAACCTTGCCTAACATTTATTGTCATTGATAGAATGGCGTTTTCAAATTCTTTTTCATTGTTCAAGCAAGAGCCAGAAAAGAAGCTACTAAAAGCCTCAAAGTAATCCTCAACCAACCTTGTAAACATTTTTGTTTTCAAATCGCCTATGTATAATTCCCTGTTGCCACCCACCTGTTCTTTGTAAGATAATGCAAATTTGAGTCTGCCAGAGTCAGGGCCCACAGATGTGTAAGATGTTGGCGACTCTTCAGAATAGAAACATAGATTCTTCAGCGCTGCACTCATGCATTTTGTTAAGGAAAGTGCCTTACTTAAAGATTCTGAGTTACTCTCTCTCTCACTAATTCTTACATCCTCTTCAAGTTTATCCCAGTCAAATTTAAAATTGAACCCCTGCCTCTGAATGTGTCGGTACTTGCCTGAGTATGCATTAGCATTCATTTGTAGCAATATCATTTTCAAGCAAGCTAGCCAATCACATTCAGAAAAGAACTTCCTACACAAATTAGGTGCCATTTCATCCAGACTGCATAAGTCCTTCAATGTTGACGTGAAGTATAGGGGCCCCAGTTTAGTGTTTGATTCCAGAGCTTCACATATGTATTGAACTTCTTCTAGTGTCAGACAACTAGGGTCAAAATCCTCCACCAAATGATAAGAAATCTCTGAGAGTATCAGCTTCCTTAGGACAGCCTTTTCTCCACACAGAATTTCTTGCAGATGATGCAACCCTTTTACAGGTTTTGAGCTCTCAGCATCATGTTTCAAACTGCCTCTTTTGTAATTCAGAATTGTGTTATCAACTCTGTTCTTCAGCTCACCAAAGAAGGTGTCCTCACCTTCATCTTCAAAAACTGTGCACTCTTGTGCACAATTTTTCTTTTTCTTTTTTTGTCCTTCACTAGGAGGATCATTCAGAACGAGTTTAGATATCAACTTGGAGACCTTGTACTCATGATCAGCATGATTCAATTTATACCTCTGTTTCCTGATGAAGTTTTCAGTTATCTGACTCACTGTGCTTACTAACAACTTGTTAAAGTCATACTCTAGCATGCGCTCACCATTGAGAACCTTATTAACAACGACACTCCTATTGCTTGCAAGGTCCAATGCTGTGGCACAGCCCGAATTGGTCATAGGGTCTAGGACTCCTAAACTTTTCTCTCCTTTTCTTATAAGAGTTCCATTATTAAAGGATGAGACCATATATGAGAAGACAGTGAGGTTAACACCAGGTTTCGTGGACTGACAATCCTCCTCTTTACTAACAAACTTGCTCATTTGTTGGAGAAAAGCATCTTCTTCCTCTGCTGTGATTGTTTCCTTGGGGTTGACAAAGAAGCCAAACTCACTTTTGGGTTCAAAAAACTTCTCAAAACATTTAATCTGATCAGTTAGCCTATCTGGTGTCTCTTTGGTTATCAAGTGACAGAGGTAAGAAACGTTCAACATGAATTTAAATTTTGCCGTTAATAAAACCTTTGAACCACTGGCAAAGACTTTTTTTACAAGGAACCTCAAGAGTCTGTAAACCACCTTCTCTGCACTTGTGATAAGTTGCTCTTTCATCTTTTCCATGAGTTCGACACAGTAAAAGTCAGATACCAATGCCATGCTTAGATACCTGACATTCTGCACTTGTTTTTGGTTTCTTTTACTAGGGTTTGTGAGTAATACCATGACAAGCAGCCTTAGTGCAATCTCAATGTCTGACATTAGCTCAACAAGGTCCGGAGAGCTTTCAAGCCAGGATAGCATCACCTGAATCATTTGGTCCAATACTTCATCAGAAAAGATGGGCAAGAAAAATCGTTTTGGATCGGCATAAAAAGATACTAAGTGCCCTGATGGCCCTTGGATTGAGTAACACCTAGAGGCTTCTCCAGTTTTCTGGTAGAGCAGATGATACAACCCGGCCTCAGTTTTAATGGGCTGAAAGAAGACCTCCTTACATTCAACCACCTGATATCTATTCGATCCTAACTGATTTTGTCTCAGTCTTACAACTGAACTTGTCTTCATGCTATTTGTGATGGCAAGGCACACAGACGAAAGCTTTCTTAGCCCGGACCCATCCCTAACCGCCTGCACACCTGAATGAAAACTGTAATTATCAAATTTCGTGTAAAACATCAAGGGGTGACTTCCTTCTCTAGTGATCTCCTGAAATTCTTTGATACTTATTAAACATTCTGACAGTGAGTCTGACAACCCATAGTCAGAAAATGTCAAACCAGCAACATTCAAGCATTTATTAACCTTACCAATAAACTCACTTATAGACTGGTTGTATATTTGCTCAAGTGTAAGCTGCTTGAGTTTTTTTGACTTTTTTCTATTCCTCAACAACCTTAAGAACTCATCTTTGGTGCTTGAGTAACTGACCAATCTGTCATTCACACTGGTGTAGCAACACCCAAGCCAGTATTTGCTTGTATCAATCTTACCATTATTCTTTCTGTTCATCAATTTGCTCAACGCTGACAGGCACAATACATCTAAATTGAGCAATTGCCTCCTCCTAGTGTTTAGTAATTTCAAGCTTTTAACTTTATTCAGCATTGATAACACCTTATTGTAGCAATCTCCTGTGGATAGAGGCTCAATGTTGCCAGTAGTATCCCCATTAACAAACCTCATTAGAGGGCAGCAATGTAACGCATCTTGAGTGAGAGCACATATATCATCAACATCATCAATCCCATCGTAAAGTGTTGAGAAGTTGTGTATAATTGTCTCTGGGTTGACCTTTAGAAAACTTCTCTTCAGTTCTCCTTTAAATAGTTTCTGTCTGAATTTACTAAACAGTGCACTCACACCCAAGGCTACTTCCTCATTCGTGAGGTTTGGGTTGACTCCAGCATGACACAGCCTCATGATATCCTCATTGTGGCTTGACCTAGCATCCCTTAAGACTCTCATTGAGTCAATCCCGGATCTTTTGTCAACTGTTGTCTTGAGAGATTCACAGAGTCTGAAGTATTCTGATTCTTCAAAAACCTTTTCATTCTGGCTGGAGTATTCTAGCAGTTTAAAAAGAAGGTCTCTAAATTTGTGATTGACCCAGTCGGGCATGGATGAATTGCCATAGTCAACTCTCCCCTCCACTATAGGAACTAGTGTAACCCCAGCAACCGCCAAGTCCTCTTTAATACTTGAAAGTTTATTTGTGTCATCGATGAACTTGGATTCAAAGGCTGAAGGGGAACTTCTCACAAAACATTCTAAAAGTATCAAAGTGTTGTCAATGAGTTTGAACCCATCAGGGATGATCAATGGTAAACCAGGGCAAGCAATTCCCCCTTCAATGAGTATCGTTTCAACGGATTTGTCTTCTGAGTTGTGAGTGCAGCCATTCTTGTCGGCACTGTCAATCTCAATGCATCTGGATAGCAGTTTCAGTCCTTCGATCAGAACTAGTCTAGGTTCTCTCTGACCCAAGAAATTCAGCTTTTGCCTTGAAAGTCTATCATCTTGTTCAATGTAGTTGAGACACAAATCTCTCAACTGTGAAATGACTTCCTCCATTGCGCAGACAAATAAGCCTAGGATCCTCGGTG